ATATAAATGTTAATGCAATTGCTCCAAGAAAAATAAAAGGAATCATCAGTCCCAAAGCACTAAAAGCCAATCCAAGACTTATAATAGCTAAAACACCTTTGGAAACTTGTTCAAAATCAACTCCAGCAAATAATTTTATTGCAGGTACAAATACCATAAGTGCCAGAGACAATCCTAATAATGCTAATGAACCAAGAACTATAGCTGCTGGGACTGGTCCAATACCCATAACTCCTATAACTATAGCAAATCCTGCTAATGCAATTCCACCCTTCAGAACTTGTTCAAAATCAATTCCTGTAAAAAATGTTAATGCATATGCAAATATTCCAAGTGTTATACCCAACAATCCAAGAACAAGAGCACCTTTAGCAACTGTCCCTGTACCCATTGCTGTTAATCCACTTGCTAATCCCCCCAGTCCAGCTCCAGCTGCCAGTCCACCAAAAGCCATAAATAATAAAAATGGTATACCCAATAATGCTGGAATTGCCGCTATTCCAAACAAACCAAGATTCAAAGATCCTAAAGCAACTCTCCCTGTACCCATTGCTGTTAATCCAGCAGCAAGACCCAGTAGACCTCCTGGGGCAGTAGGAGCCTGAAGAGTATTTTTAGCAATTGTTGCAGCCCCAAATTTTACAATCAAAGATCCAAGTGCTTTTATACCTGCTCCTACCCAACTGAGTATTCCTAATTTATTTGCCGCCCATATTCCAACCAATGCTAAAGCAAGTGTTTTATTTTCAGCTAAAAATGTTACGAATCCTGCAACTTTCTTAACAATGACAGTCAAAATATCTTTTACCTGTTTAAAATGTGGATCCCACCATTCCTTAATATATCCAATTACTTTAAAAAACCCATCAGCAAGATTCTGTACTAAAGGAGAAATTAACGCTTTCATCTTTTCTAATGCATCCGTACCCATTTTAAAACCAGAACTTAAGTCCATAGAAATACCAAACATTGCGAGTAATTTTTTAACCATCGGTGCTACAAATTTAGAATATGCAGTTCTAAAAACACCAACAATTGCACCCCATGTTTTTTGCATAGCTTCACTAGCAGCTTGAGCATCTTCCATCTCTTTTGTTTGAGTTGGACCCATCCTATTAAGTTTTTCTTGAGCAGATACCATACCAGCTAAATCAGTAGCACTTAAACCAAATGCTGCAGCTAATTTCTTTCTCTGTAAATAATTCATTCTATTAAACTCAGCTTCACTACCAACCTGTTTTATAATCTCTTTTCCCATTGCAACAAAATCACCTGCCATTGCTAATTGTCGAGCTCTATCTGTATTGATTTGTTTACCTAACATCATGGAAGCTTCCATTGTAGCTGCAACAGAACTTTCAAAGTCTAATAATGATTCTGCAGCACCAGTAATAGTAGACATACTCATTCCTAATTTCTTTGCAAATCCGGCTACTTGTATAATATTCTTTCCACCCATTCTCATATGAGCTGCAAAAAAGTCTGTATCACTCGCTACTTCTTCCATAACCTTTCCAACTGGAATACCAAGTTTTTGAAGTGATTTCATCTCTGCGCCCATATTAGCCAATAAAACATCCTTAGTTGAACTGGAGGTAGCTTCCATTAATTCTGCAATGGATGCTGCTGAACTTGCTGCAACCCCATAATTTCTTTCTAAGTCCGTTACTATTTCAACAGATTTTATTGTTTCTCTATTTATAACACCCCACTCCTCTACAAGTGAAGATGCTCTCGCTGTCGTGTCTTCTAAACTTTCACCATACATAAAACCACCAGCGGCTGCTTCACGAGTCGCTATTCCTAAATTTACAGCATGTCCAAACCCCACTCCAAGTTCTTTTTGCATTTGCATTGCACCCTTTACTACTCCAACAAAAGCTTTAGCTATTGAAGCAATTACTAGTACTACACCTCCTATTATCCCCAACCCAAGAATTTTTGCTAGCTTTATTCCACCCGATTTGAAATGTTTACCCATTTTCTTTATCCAATGTTTACCAGTATCATCTCCGCCCTTCTCTCCAATATCCTTTCCTGCATCTACAACCGCTTTAGATTTATCTTCCCCTCCTGATTTTCCATCCTCGTATCCTTCAGAGTATTCTTTTCCTGCATCATATCCTTCCTCATAATCCACTCCCGTTTCTGCAGCTTCTTTAGATACATCTTCTGTTGACGCTGATGTTCCAGGCATAATCTTAGTTCCTAACTTCTTCATTCTTTGCGTAAAACCCTCCGACATCTTTTTCCCCAACTTATCAACCCCCATAATATCTGCAATAAGTCCCCCCATTGGTATTCTTCTAATCAATTCATCAAGTTTCTCAAAGGGTTTATTGATTTGTTTTGTTACTGCCACAACTTTTTTATGAATTTCAAGGTTTTTATCATTTTCTGCTTGTGCTGCTTTAAGGCCCGCTACAACCTGCTGATATGCGGCGGCATCGTCTACGGAAGCCTTAGCCGCTAAATTCTTCGCATTGGCTATTTGTTTTGTAAGATTAAAACTTTGAAATTCTTCACTTCCTATATTCTCGTGTTGTTCGTATATACTTTCCATAATCGGAAGAGAATTCACCAAACTCATATGCTTTTTCTTATCGAAAGCACTCATATTTTTCATATCTCTCGCCAATACAGTTGACATACCAATCCAATTATCAATCAAAGCATTATATTTTGTCTGCTCATCTCCTCTTTCTTTTAACTGTTCAGCAATTCTCTTACCTAGATCAACTGTTCGATCTATTGAAGCTTCATACTCTTCTTGCTTTGCTATTTCTTCTTCTTGATCTTTCTTTCTCTCTTTAGAGGCATCCTTTCGTTTTTTATTTTGTTTCTCCCAACGTTTAACTTCATCATCATGTTCCTTTTTACTTGCTCGTGCAGCAGCTCTGGCCCGGATATACTCATCCTTATCCATTTTCTTTTTTTGCCCATCTAAATGGTCTAATTCATCTTGGAATTGCTTAGCACGTTCTTTAGATTGCTGTGCTTGTTTTTTTGTTATATAAGCCATAAATTATATTAACTCTATTTTAGATTGTATTACTGATTTTGAAATGAATAAGTGATTCTTAAATAAGAATGATATTATAATCTACCATGCTTTTTAAGAAGTCTCCTAAATTCAGGACTACTTTTTTTTCTATCTTCAACACGGGCCCGCATATCATCATAAATATCATCTGCATCTTGAGCAAGTTTTTGTAATACTGGATCAAATTTTAATACTTTAATAACTCTATTGGCTTGTCCTTTTCCTATAGCAGAAAAAATTCCTCCAAAAAGTTTATCCAGTACTCCTTCCTTAATAATGTATCTTGGCATTTATGATCTCCATATATTATAAATAAAACTATCGAATAGACTCATTCGATAATAAATATAAGATTGTTTACTTTTTGACGTGCGGGGGTCTCTGAATAGAAGAAGATTTTTTGGATGCTTTATCATGAGCAGCTTTCTCTTCTTTATATGATTTTTCTAGTTGTTTTAAATAGAATCGCCGAATGAATATCGGCATAGTATACACCTCTGAATGTGTAAAACCACCTTTACCATAAAAGCAAAGTTGATATATTTCAGTGTGTATTGTAGGCCTATCTTCTGGCTGTAGGCCAAAAAAACTGTACGGTCATAGGGACCGTTACCTCCTCATCATAGTTACAAAACTCACACGTAAATATATAAGTCATATCTACATCAGGAGTCATATTTCCTAGATGTTCTCGAAAGGCCATTGAATCTCTTGACAAAAATTCATTATCTACAAAACTATTAACTTTAGTTCTATCTGTATCACCTTCAATGGACAAAAGTGCCTTTTTTAACCGTGTAGTAACTTCAGATTCTACTGATGATTTAGCTGAAATTTTCTTTAATGATTTAAGTTCGTTATCAACCTCTCGTTCATCTCTTTGAGTAAGAAGTTTAAAGGTAATTGTTCGTTTTGAAGATGGGAGTTTAAATTCAAATTCATTCAATCCATTTTTAAAAATTGAATGATCTATTTTTCTATCTTTTAAAGTTGTTAAATCAATATTATCTTGATTTCTTTCACTGCAAGAAGGGCAATTTGTTTCAAATTCATAATTTTTTCCATATCCCAATACTCTTGCAGATACCATTAATGCATTCTTATCTCCAATAAGAATATCATCTAAATTAATAGATTCGTCAACAACTAAAGATTCCAATAACTTATCAATCACAACTCCTCTGCGAATAAGATTTGGGGATGTTAAAATATCTTCCTCTCTTGCTGTCATATATTTTATCTCAATCTCTCCTTTTGATAAAGAAGATTCTTTTGAATATAATGCCCCTTTTGAAGGCAAACTTACAATCTCAGTTGGAAACTGAGCTTTTTGTTTATCAGGCATATTTTGTCTCCTTATATTTTTATTGAATAGTTTTTAATAATCTATACAATATAACCAATTATAAAACTAACTGGGGATATTTAAATCCCCAGTTTAAATATTACTTACTGCGGAATTATGATTTTCCAACAGCGTCACGAACTCCGTACAAACCAAATGCTGCGAGTAATGTCCAAACAACTTCAGGTACTGCTTCTATAAGACCTGCTGCTTGTGCTACTCCAACAACACCAGCGACAATTGATGTCCATACTGTCTTTGATTTCCACCAAGCTTTATCTGCTATGATTGCCATAATTGACTCCTTTTTTTATTAAAATTTTATTAGAATTGTAGTATCGCGTAATCGTACCTTAATGTTAATGTTACATCTGCTGGATCAGTTGTATTTGACCAGTCTAAATCATTAAAGTTAGCATTTACAATCCAAGTTCCCTTTAATGTCCATTCTTCTACCTTATCACCAACAGGTCCCAAAACATTAATGGTTACATCTTTCTTATAAAAATCCGAGTATCCATCTCTACCAGTTACACTTTCATGAGATAACCGAACCCATTCCATTACTGCTTGTGCAGCAGAAGGAACAACTGGATCATATAAAGTAATTTCTAATTCTTCCCATGCACCTTTACCTTTAACATATC